CGTAACCGCTCCATGAACCCCACATTCCAAGCCGCAATTTGGTGTTCGATGCTGTGCTCCCGATCTCTTTCTGGAGCCAGCCCTTTATGATGCGACCCGACGCCAAAGTCGAAAAAGTCTATCTCTACCCCAAACCCGTGGACTTTCGAAAATCCATTGACGGCTTGGCCGCTCTGGTTGAGTTGGATATTAAAGTCGCGGTGTTCGATCCCGTGCTTTTCGTTTTCCTGAATCGCCCACGTAATCGCGTGAAAATCCTCTACTGGGAGCGCAACGGCTTTTGCCTTGGCTCAAACGCCTCGAATCCGAACGGTTCAAAACATCGCCCGATGAAAGTGACGAAGCCATTGTGTTGAGCGTTCAAGAGCTGAACTGGCTGCTCGACGGCTTTGACCTCTGGCGCAATCGTCCGCATCAGGTTTTAACGCCTCGCTTCGTGGCCTGAGCCGGTATAATCCGGGCCATGATTTCCCGGCCCGATGACCTCCCAGATGATCCTGTTTTGCTCAAGCAGTTGCTGCTTGAGGCGCTGGCTCGTCAGGCAAAAACAGCCGAAGTGTTGCAAGCGCATGAAGGCCATATCGTCGACCTGAAAGAGCAGATCAAGCTGCTGCGCGACCGTTTGTTCGGGCGCAAATCCGAACAAACCGCCGAACCCAACACCCCGCAACTGGCCCTGTTCAACGAGCCGGAAAGCGACCCGATGTTGGCGGTCGAGGACGCGGAAGAAGAAGTGGTGGCGCCCACTGCGCGCCGTGGTAAGCGCAAGCCGTTGTCGGCAGACCTGCCGCGTATCGAAGTCATTCATGAGCTGCCCGAGCACGAACTGACCTGCGCCTGCGGTTGCCGCAAGTACGCCATCGGCGAAGAAACCAGCGAGCAGTTGGACATCGTGCCGATGCAGATCCGGGTCATTAAGCACATCCGCAAAGTCTACGGTTGCCGTGACTGTGAAACCGCCCCGGTCACCGCCGACAAACCCGCGCAGTTGATCGAAAAGAGCATGGCCAGCCCCAGCGTATTGGCGATGCTGCTGACCACCAAGTATGTCGATGGCTTGCCGCTGCATCGCTTTGAAACAGTACTGAGCCGACACGGTATCGACATCCCGCGTCAGACCCTGGCGCGTTGGGTGATCCAGTGCAGTGAACACTTCCAGCCGTTGCTGAACCTGATGCGCGACCGATTGCTGGAAAGCCCGGTGATTCACTGCGATGAAACGCGGGCGCAGGTGCTGAAAGAACCGGATCGCGACCCGACCAGCCAATCCTGGATGTGGGTACAGGCCAGTGGGCCGCCGGACAGAAAAGTTGTGTTGTTCGACTACACCTCCAGCCGTGCGCAGGAAGTACCGTTGCGCCTGCTGGACAGTTATCGCGGCTACGTGATGACCGACGATTACGCGGGTTATAACGCTTTGGCGTTGCAACCGGGCGTGGAGCGACTGGCGTGCATGGCGCATGCGCGCCGCAAGTTTGTTGATGCGCAAAAAGTCCAGCCCAAGGGCAAAACGGGGCGTGCAGATATCGCCCTGAACTTGATCAACAAGTTGTATGGCATCGAGCGTGAACTCAAGGACGCCAATGATGAACAACGCTTTATCGGGCGTCAGGAAAGGAGCCTGCCAATCCTGACCCAGTTGAAAAGCTGGCTGGAGAAAACCCAGCCACAGGTCACGGCGCAAAGCGCTCTGGGTAAAGCGGTACATTATCTGGCGAACAACTGGAGTCGGCTGGAACGTTACGTGGAGGTCGGTTTTTTACCGATCGACAACAACGCCGCCGAGAGAGCAATCAAGCCGTTTGTCATAGGACGCAAGGCGTGGCTGTTCAGCGATACGCCCAAGGGCGCCACGGCCAGTGCGCAGATCTATAGCCTGGTCGAAACCGCCAAGATCAACGGCCAGGAGCCCTATACGTGGCTGCGCCACGTACTGGAACGGTTGCCACATGCCTCATCGGTCGAAGACTACGAAGCCTTACTGCCGTGGAACTGCTCGCCAGAGATGCCACGGTAAGCCGTTGCCCCGTCTTGCGGTAGGTGGGGTTCATGGATCGCATACGATTCATCCTCCTTCGGCGTCCTGCCGACCGATGACAATCCCTATTTCGCAATACCTTCATATGCCTGCTCGCAGGTCATTCCCCTGGCTCTGGCTTGGTCAGCAACTTCAGCCAGGTCGCCCGCTCGCTGGTCAGCGCGCTTGAGCACGTCGGCAAGCACCATTGCGGCGCGGGCCAGCGCAGCGAGGCCATCAATGGACTTTCTGAAATCCACGGGCTTGGGGTAGAGATAAATTTTTTCAACTTTGGCGTCGGGTCGCATCATGACGAGCTAGCCTCCTGAGAGAATCGGGAACACAGCATCCGGCATCAGCTAAGCGCTTTGAATGTGGGGTTCATGGAGCGCTTACAATGGATTTTCGGAAGTCGACGGGCTTGGGGTAGAAATAGACTTTTTCGACTTTTACGTCGGGACACATCATGAGGTGCTGGCTCCGGAAAGGAATCGGGAGCACAGCATCGGGGGATCAGGCGGTGACTTTGAATGTGGGGTTTATGGAGCGCTTACCATCATGAGGGGCTGGCTCCAGAAAAGAATCAGGAGCACAGCATCGGATTTCAACTTGAGGCTTTGAATGTGTAGGTGATGGATCGCTTACCTAGGTTTTCACACAGTCTGACTTGGCGGGCTTTGTGAAATATTATGAGATCAATCAACTATTCCAATATGATTTTGCTTCGCCCATTCGACAAAACTATTAATAATTAGTTGACTGCCATACTCATTGTAATGACGATAGTCTCGCAGTAGAGGTAATCCATTTTTTATCAAGCTGCATGAATCCTCATCACAGAATAGTGGATTTTGATCGAACACAAAAACCTCAGGATGCTTTGCTGCAACTCGATCAATTACAGCGACAATACCAGCTTGCTGTTTTCTAACCTGCTCCAAAGACAGCGAACAATCGTTTGCCGCAGGAGCGAAAGGACGCGGAAAGCATGTTCTTGGTTCATACATTACTTCCGGCTTTGGTTTAAAAATAATAGTTGTCACGCCATGCTTATTCATGAAGTCGATTTTTTCATTCAAAAATTCCTCATACCGGACCGCTAAATTTCCAACACCTTCCAACGGTTCGCCGCTAATCATATCCAGTTCACGACCATCAGTATCGAGCCTTGGCCAAAGCTCGTTTATAATCGCTAATTTTATTGAAGGATTTTCTGCAACTATTTGCTCCTGCATGTCACAGTCGATTTGGTAGCCGCCGGGCTGGCAAGATCCATAAGACAGTATATTTTGCTTTGAAAAACTCGAATCCTGGACTAGCCCGCCGTACAGGTGGTTAGCGTAACTATTCCCAATAAGAATAACTGTTGGAGGTTCTGCTTTTTCCTGCGAGCAAAAATAACGGAAGGTCGGCGCATACAAGGAAACGCACAGTTCATTTTTTGTATATTTCCAAGTAGGGCCGACCATAAGTTTATTCAACTCTTCCTGGTCTACTGCTGCCCCACGCGAAGGAATCCCATCAGTTCGCGCCACATACCAGCCAAATGCCCCAATGCCTATCATTGATAGCGTCAGACCTACAGTCACGTATCCGCTCTTTGAAAATCTGAGCGGTTTCTCGACGAAGAAATATGTTGCAGATGCCAGTAACAAAGAAAGTATAATCGCCGCGACGCTTACGAGCAGAGACGGCTCTTCACCAAGGGCTATATGCGCGAATGATAGGATTGGCCAATGCCAAAGGTAGAAAGGAAAACTAACCAACCCAAGAAACTTAGCAGGGGAGCAGGCTAAGATTTTTTGATTGAGCCACCCGGATTGGGTTGACGCAATAATGAACCACGCGCCAAATACTGGAAGCAGGGCCCAATACCCTGGAAAAGTTGCTCCCTCTTTAGCGAAAGTATATGAGGCAACGATCAGCGCCAGCCCAAGCCATGCAAAAACTGAATGAGCTTTCCATCCATCCCTAGACATGTAGGCAAGCAGAGCCCCCATGGCCAGCTCCCAAAACCTAAAGAACGGCAAATAAAATGCGGCAACTTGATTGGTCTTGATAACGACAATAGAAGCTATTAAGGACAGGATTATTGATAAGACCAGAAAGGCCCCAAAAAACCTTCCTGTGCGCCACAGCAGGACTGCAGCAATTGGCCATAAAATATAAAACTGCTCTTCTACACCAAGCGACCACAAATGCAACAACGGTTTGGTGATTGACGAAACATCAAAGTAGCCACTTTCTCTAAAAAAACCTATATTGGATACAAAGCCTGCCCCCAGGGCCGTTTGCTTTCCAAGTTGTGCATATTCGTTGGGAAAAAGAGCAAACCATCCAAAAACCAGACATGCCATCATCACTAAAATAAGCGAAGGAAATATTCTTCGAACTCTGCGACGGTAAAAATCAACAATACTAAAACGCCCAGCCGCTGCACTCTTGTAGATGTTGGCTGATATCAAATAACCCGATATTACAAAAAAAACGTCTACCCCCGTAAATCCGCCAACGATAAGCGTAGGAAAAGCGTGATATAACACCACACCCAAAACGGCAATAGCGCGAAGCCCATCAATATCGCCGCGATATGGCACATGAGGTTGTGAGGCTACATCAGCGATTGATATCACTGACTCAGCCTTTGGCATTACAGGCTCAGCCTTTGACATCGTTGCCGCTCCATCCAATGCATGGTAGGAAGGTGGTGCATGGGGACTTAGAACTTCCATCCTTCACGTACCACATTGATAATAAAATCAGAGCGAATGACAACACAATCAGAAGTTTTTTCATGGGGTTTGTTCATCAACATGCATATTAGAAATGGCAACGCTACGCCGGCAGTGTGGAACAGTATCATGTTTTACGCCTAGGAAGCCCCCACCGGAGGTCACATCAGCGCCCTGTACTAGCTAAAAATGGAAGCTCATTGCGGTCAGAGACCTGCCTTGAGGCACAATGGTTCGAATTCCTGTCAATGTAATCTTGTGTGTCCTGAGGATTGCCAGGTATTAACAAAAAACTCAAGGCAGCTATTTCGATAGGTTCTGGTCAGGCTGGAGTGGTCGGCCAGACCGGACTGATAAGCATCATATCAACGCGATTGACCGCCACTCGGTACTGCTTCCACTGCTTAAGCGGCAAAACTTCTTCGGGCGTAGCAATGTCGAGGTCGATTTTGTCTTGCAGATCGTTGATAGCAACCCCGGCCACGCCAAGGTAGTAATTGCGTGCTGCAGTGTTTTCAGCCAGCGTTTCTGCTGTGGTGCGAACTGATGGTTGCGGCGGCGCAAAGCCTCCATCCGTGTGCACCCAGTTAGCCTGAGGCATTGAGTCCATATTGGTGATTTCGACCCAGACTTCAGGCGGGTAGCCGTACAGAACTCGTACGTCCCCGTCCTCTGGCATGATTTCGATCCAACCATCCGAAAGAGGAAGCGGCGGGACAATTTCCATCGTGATGCCTCGGTCAATACGCGCAAATTGTCTAATCATGTTAAGCATACTCGTCAATGATAAGGAGGCCCTGACTGGCACTAGGCCCGCTGTTTGCACCGGTGCTGATTAGGGAGCGCCCGCCCGGCCCGCCAGCACCCTAGCCGACTGCGTTTCCCGCCTGCCGCGAGGAACCAAACGGGGAGCTCCCCCCTATACCGGCCTGCGCGGAGGCCAGTGATAGGTTGATGCCAGTAGAGGCACCGCCACCAGGGGTTCCTTCAAACTGCAGCGCGCCGACATGCGAAGGTGCGGAACTGAAAGCAGCGGCATTGCCGCCATCGTTTGGTAATGACGAAGTGGCGGCACCTGTACCACCTCCCGGACCGCCTGGAAGGGTGAGGCTATTGGCCGCCATTGTCAGGGTAGTGGTGCCGCCCGGATTTCCTGGTGCCGCGTTAGTGGCACCGGAACCGGCAACACCAATTACTGCGACGGCAGTGCTAATTGCTGACACATCGAAAATTGCTTCGGAAGTAGCGCCACAGCTGCCGCCCGTTGCAACTTGACTGGCGGCAGTTGCTTGAGTTTCCCCGCCTTGACCGCCACCCCCGCAACCACGAACGCGCTATTTGGTGGCGCCCATAGTTTTAGTAATAGTGCCGCTTGCAGAGATGATCTGGATATTCAGCAATCGACCATTGCCATTCAACGCGTTCAGAGAATTAAGTGACGCCAATAGTTGGCCGGCGCTTCCCTTCACTGGCGCCACTCCAGCCGCAGTCATTACCGCCATGATGTTTTCCTGAACATCATTCAGCCAGTCATCGGTGACCACCGTGGCCTGCACACCGCCGACCGGATCCCCATCGGTGAATTTGTTATCCACTGTGGCCCCAGGGCCGTCAATTCTATGCATCGATTATTCTCCGTACGCGAAGAGCGCGATCGTGTGTGTTGGCTTCAAATGATTGATTTTGCATTCGAGCGTGTCATTGCCCCATGCGCACAGGCGCTCGCCAGCGGCGGCCCCCCCCCCCGAGCGGAAGGAAATAACGGATGTCTCAGGGGCATGGATTCGCCAGGTGAAAACCCACGGACCATTCGTGAGCGCATCGCCAGCGCGCGAGACTCCAGCACGAAATGGCCGGAACTCCTCAATGGTCAAGTCGTAGCCAAGGGCCGCCGCCAAATCGATGAAGTAGCCAGGAGATTGCGCCCCCGTACTGGTCAGTTTGGCGATCAGCGCTTTCTTCCGCCCTTGAATGGTTTCTTCAAGCGCACCGGAACACCTGTCCGGCAGGCCGACCACACTCTCCCAGTCAGGGAGTAACTCGTTGGTGCTAGCAGGGCTGGCTTCGACCGGCAGTGATTTGCCGCGAGCATCTACCCGCGACAATTCGAGCGACATCCCATCAAGCAGATTGTTGAGTGCGGTGCCAGCTTCCCTTGGGAATGCCTGACCAGGCGGCAGCAGCGTTTTCAGCTGCTCCAGATAGTCGGCAGCTGTCGGCATTACGCCTCCTTAAAAGCTGGAGAAGGTTATGGTTCCGGGGATCGCCATATGCCCGGTGGCGTGCGGGACGTCTGCCGCCGGTGTAATGATCGCGTTATCGGACTCGCCAGCCGCGATAGACACTGCCTCGCGCAGGCGACTGATCAGAATCGGTGAGCCTGGCTTTGCATCTCTCACAATCAGATCAGCAACTTCGGCGGTAACAGCCGCCTGAACCGCTGCGGTGTTGGGTGACAGCTTCACACTCTGCGACCGTCGTAGCGAGCCATTACCTCTTTTTCTCCATGCAGATTCTGAGGGAGAATTTTTCCATTATTCGCATCATGTGTTGCCTTGCACTCACCACGATAAAGCATCGTACTCTCCTTGATCCGGGCTCATGCCGGGCCGAACACAGATACCCCACTTCAACGAATCACGTCAGCCGGCGAGGCTCCCCTATGCCTCCTTCTCACCAGATCCTGGTCGGCGATTGCATTGAAATGATGCGCACGCTTCCAGACAACAGCGTCGACAGCGTCGTAACAGACCCGCCCTAAGGCATCAGATTCATGGGTAAGAGCTGGGATGGCAAGGATATCGAAGACCGCGCCGCTTACCTGGCCAGCATGCCTTTGCGCGCCAGCGCCTGTGGGCCGAATGGTGGTCACCGTTCGATCGCTGTCGAAGCCGGAAAGTACGATCTGACGCCCGACGGCATGCGCGCCTTTCGGACCTTCTCGCTGGAATGGGCAACAGAGTGCCTGCGTGTACTCAAGCCAGGCGGTCACCTGCTGTCGTTCGCCGCCGCCCGCACCTATCACCACATGGAAGTCGGCATCGAGATGGCCGGCTTCGAGATCCGTGACCAGATCATGTGGGTGTTCGGCTCTGGCTTCCCAAAGTCACACAACCTGAAAGGCGATCACTCCGGCTGGGACACTGCGCAAAAACCTGCTCATGACCCCATCTGCATTGCTCGAAAATCATTCCCCGGGACCATGGCTGCCAACGTCGCCGCGCACGGCACCGGGGCCCTGAACATTGACGCCTGCCGGATCCACGGCGCCGATGCGCAGGCCATGTGGTCAACGACACCGGCGCGTGAAAGCAGGACGCACAGTTTACTGGCACGTTGAAGGCTGGCCGCTGGCCCGCGAACCTTATCCACGACGGTAGCGCTCAAGTGGTGGCGATGTTTCCAGCAGGGGCCGGGGCCTCCGCAAGTGTTTGTGGAACCGAGGCAAGCGCAGCCTGCGCCAGGCTGATCACAGGGCAACGCGATCGAGTCGAAGGTGTCTTCCACAACGACAGCGGAAGCGCCGCTCGGTTCTTCTACTGCTCCAAGACCAGTCGTACCGATCTCCATGAAGGCCTGATCAATCCTGGCCCACCTCGATTAACGTGCGTTCCGGGGTAGTGAATTTTCGGGTGATGCGGCTGACATAGGTCGGGTAGCGGATCAGGGTCGCCGCCACCAACTCGTCCAGGCTCAGGCGCCGGGAGCGGCGCGCCTGGACTTCAGGGCTCATGCCCAGATCCTGGGTCAGCCCCCAGCCGGCATAGAACGGCGGGCCGTAGGTGGTC